TTGTTTTTTTTTTTTCAACGATAACCGCGCATCACCCCCTAACCCAGCCAATGTCCCACCCCCTTGCCTATAAAAACGATATTCCCATGAAACGCAGCAACACCACCAAGAAGGCCGCTCCCAAGCGGAAAACCCAGAAATCCCAAAACGTCGCCGATCTGCGTGAGACGTTGACCAACGCCATCGGTGCCTTGGTCGCGTTGGATCTGCTGATCGAGCGCATGATGAAAGACAAACGATGAACGACAAAGCTCACTACGTCGTCGGCGAGGTCGGCTTCGGTCCCAGCTTTGGGGCCGAAGCTGCCCGCGTCGAGTTGTTGGAGGCGCAAGTCGCCAAGCTCATCAAGGACCGCAACGTCCTGCGAAGGGTCTTGGAACGCTGTGCCGCCTTGAGCGAGGAAGTTTCGCACGCCAAGCACGAAGCCCTGCTGTCCACCGCCCCATGAAGGACCGGGACGCATGGCTCCATGAGCAGTTTGACGGGGCCACCGCCCGCAAGAACAAGGAGGTTTTGCACTTCCTGCCGGACGGCACCCCCTCGCCCGAGACGGACTATATCCTCCGCTCGGTGCGGGAGGCGTGCGACCGATTTTGGGCTCGCCGGAGGGCCTTAAAAATTTCCCAAAAAAAGTCGTTGCCAGACAGCACACATTAGCATACAACACGCCACAGTTGTTATGGACCCCATCTTCGCAGCCTATGCTCTGCTCGTTTTGATAATCGTCGTCTTGCTGCTTATCGCCTTAGACGACGACGGCCAACCCCCGATGATATGAAAAAACAAAACGCCATTCCCCACGACGCCACGGCAGAGAGCTATGTCATAGGAACGCTCATGCTGCACCCCACGCTCATTGACGAGTGTGGAGAGTTGACCCCCGAATACTTTTTCCTTCCAGCGCACCAAACCGTCTTGGCCGCAATCGCCGCCATCCGCTCCGGCGGTGGATCGCCCGACCTGCTCACCGTCACTCAGCGGCTTACTGAACGTGGCGAGATCGAGCAGGTCGGCGGTCCAGGCGTGCTCACCGAGATGTATAGCAACGGCGGCGGCAGGGATATCTCGTATCATATCAACATCCTGCGCGGCTATATGGTGCGCCGCCGCATCATCGAGGCAGCCAGCCGGATGCTCTCGGCCGCCAAAGATCCCGCCTCCGATGTCGAGGAAGTCTTGGCCGATGCCGGCGAGAGCGTTCTGTCTGTCAGCACGGACGGGCCGCATAGCGGCAGCACGCATGTCGGCAGCGTTACCGATGCCGCTATGGCCGACATTGAGCAAGCCATGGCGAGTCGCGGCAAACCCATTGGGCTATCCACCGGATTTCACGATTTTGACCTACTGACCGGCGGGTTGCGTGAGGGGCAGCTCATGTTGATTGCTGGCCGTCCCGCCATGGGCAAAAGCGCCATGCTCATCAACATGGCCGACCGCATGGTAGCCGCCGGCATTCCGGTCCTGCTCTTCTCGCTGGAAATGCCCGCCAAGAGCATCGCCACCCGCATCGTCACGGGACGCACGCGGTGCAGCGCCGCCCGCTGCCGCAACGGCGCCATCGGCGACAGGGACGCCAAACGCATCGCCAACTCGTTTTACCAGTTGCACGAACAACCCCTCTACATTGACGAGGCACGCGGCTGCCACATCATGGAAATGCGTTCGCGGGCAAGGCGCGAGATGCGCCGCCACGGCATCAAGTGTGTCATGGTGGACTACGCGCAGCTTATCGAGGCCAAGGGCTACAACACGTCCTACGAGCGCGTCAGCACAGTGTCTCGCGGCTTGAAGGCGATGGCCTTGGAGTTGGGTGTGCCCGTCATTGCCGCCGCGCAGATCGGCCGCAAGAGCGAGACCCGCACGGAGAACCGTCCGTTCATGTCCGACCTCAAGGACTCGGGCAGCTTGGAGCAGGATGCCGACATTGTATCCCTCCTGCACCGTCCCGGCTACTACGAGAGCGGCACCGGCGGCGACAGCGCCGACGAGCAGGAGGCCGAGTGGAACATCGCCAAGCACCGTGAGGGGCAGACATTGACCTTCAAGATGGTCTGGACGCCCGCCTGCACCCGCTTTGACCACGCGATCAAGGAGGACCGCCTCATCGACAAACCACCCGTGGAATACGGCGCCCAGCCGTCACTGCACGAAGTCTACGCTGCCATCAATGAATAGCCGCCAAAAAGGAGCCCGAGGAGAGCGCATGTTCCGCGATATGTTCCGCGAAGCCGGCTTTGAGGCCCGCCGTGGGCAGCAGTTTGCTGGCGGCACCGACAGCCCTGACGTGGTGGTCCCTGCCCTGCCCGACTTTCATTGGGAAATCAAGTTCTGCCAAGTCGTGAAAATCAAGGACTGGATGGCCCAAGCCGTCCGCGACGCCGGCGACAAGCCCTTCCCCGTGGTAGGTCACAAGCGCAACAACGAGGAGCCCTTGGCCACCTTGCGCTTCAAAGACCTGCTCACGCTCATCGCCCATTCCGATTTCGTTGCTGCACAAGCACACAACACAACACAAACAAACACCAATAAGTAACATGGCTAAAATACCAGAAACCAAAGCACCGGCACTCGCTAACCTTGGCGAGCCGCCGTCCAAAGGAACCTACGTCGCGGTCTGCCTCGACGTGGTCGATCAATACAACGTCGAGCGCCAGAAGTATCAGAGCGAAGAGACGGAAATCGTCAACCTCACCCGCTTCATCTTCGGCGTGAAGACCAAAGACGGCTCGCTGCGCAAGCTCGCCAGCCGCTCAATGAAAATCAGCAACCATGAGAACAGCGCCCTCCGCGCCTTCTTGGTTAGCTGGCAGGGCGAGGCTCCCAAGCCGGGCTTTGACACGGCAAGCCTCATCGGCAAGCCGGCGCAAATCACGGTGGTCGAGAACACTAAGGGCGACCGCACCTACAGCGACATCGGGACGATCTCCGAAGTCATGGAGGAGCTGCTGCCCAAAGTGCCGAAAGTCGAAGACTTCGGCGGCAACGACAACAGCGGCGCCGAAATCCCGTTCTAACCATGAGCATCATCGGCAAATCACAGTTGGCCAAAGAGGGGTTCACCTGCTTGGCCGGACCATTCCAGCCGTTTGAGGAATACATGATCCCGTCCTTCATCAAGGACGCGGTCGCCGCCAACAAGGATGTCGCACAGGAGAACACCCGCAAGGGCGTCTACCTCTGGCACCGCAGCAAATTGGGTCGGTAGCAACCACACGGGGAGCGGTGCAGTCCCGGCCGCTCCCCACTTCTCTCTCAAAGTTATGGCAATTCTCTCACAATCAAAATCCGTAGACGGCGGCCACTGGTATAAGCCGGACGGCACACCCTGCCACCAGTTGCCCAAGAAGGACGGCAAGGGGCTCAAGGATACCACGCTGGCCGACGCCAAGAAGCTCAACCTGCTTCCCAGCGTCACGGGCTACACCGGCATCCTCGACAAGCCGGCTCTGCTCAACTGGAAGGCCACGCAAGTTGCGATAGCCGCCTTCAACACCCCGCCGCAACCCGAGGAAACCGTCGAGTATTTCACCGAGCGGGTCATCGGCGCCAGCAAAGCGCCGGTCGTCGCCGCCAGTGATCTCGGCAGCAAGGTGCATGACGCCTTGGAAAAGCTCCTGGTCGAAGGACCGGACGCCGTTCCCGAGGACATGTGGGCCTACGTCTCTCCGGTCATGGACTGGAAGAAGAAGGCGAAGATCACCTACGACGAGATCGAGACCACACTGGTCAACTTGGAATACGGCTACGCCGGCCGCTGCGACGTGCTTGCCCGCGACGCCGATGGCAACCGCCTCGTCTTGGACTACAAGACCCGCAAGACCAAGCCCGGCCAGAAGGTCGGCCCATACGACACGCAGGGCATGCAGCTTGCCGCCTATGCCGTGGCCAAGTGGGGCGAGGATGAACTGCACGCCATCCACGGCTACAACGTCTACATCAGCACTACGGAAGTCGGCCGCGTCGAGCCCTACAAGCACGACTCTCTGGTCCCGCATTGGGAAGCCTTCAAGGCGGCGTGCGTCCTGTGGCGTCACGTCAAAGGCTACGATCCGCGCCAGCCGGCGTTCACTACGCTCAAGGAGGCCGCATGATGACCGCAATCGCAGATCCGTGTTACACGCCCGATGGCCGCGTATTCACCCGCGAACAGTGGGACAAGGCGCACCGCGTCTACATGCAGGATGAAATAACGCCGCGCATGTCTGCCGCGAGCGCCATATTCGCCGCCAGCAAAATCGTTATGACGCCGCGCTTCAAAGAAGACGGATCATTGCAGGCGTTCATGGGTCACAAAGACCAAAGCGCGGCGCATGAAGCCTCGCTCAAGTATTTGCGAGACTTCTTCAACGAATTGAAATTTGACGAGGTTTCGGCGTGTCTCAACGACTGGCTGTTCGCGCATTACAAGCACAACGTAACAAACAGTGGGGGGCTGCAAGCACTGATTTCCGTGCTTGTCTACGACGCTGATTGGCACGGCCACGCGCAGCAGATGCAAAACGCTAGCAACAACTAGCCGCATGAAAAAGCCCCGTCGCTTCACCGTCCGCGAAAAGACCTTCGGGTTGAATGTGGAGTTCTATTGTGGGACTCCGCAGCGGACGGCGTTGCGGCGGTGCGTGGCCATTCTCCAGCTAGATCCCAATGATCCCGACAACGCCCCCGACGACAGCGATGCCGCCTGGGCCATGTGCTACGGCAGCCAAGCCGTCGTCTGGGTCGAGGACGCCGAAGACACCGGATCACTCGTCCATGAGTTGTATCACGTTGTCTCCGACTTCTTGAAGCACATCACCAGCAGCGACGAGGAGACCGGAGCCTACTTGATTCAATACCTTTACCGTGAGGCCCGCAGGAGGCTCGACAAGAAATGAGCCTCCCGAGCGAACAGGCACTTGCCATGACTAGGGCCGCCCAGTTCTTGAGCGACCTGTTAAGTCCGCGCAAAACGCCTCGCGTGCCGCGCGCTATGCGCCAAGAAGCCGCCAACCGCCTCAAGCACTTCCCGAGGAGCTACGACTTGGAGCGCATGGTGGCCGACAAATCCGCCATGCAGCAAATGGAAGAGGCAGAGGCGTATTACCTCAAACAATTCTGGGGGGAGATCAAAGATGGCCGGTAAGGGCGACACTCCCCGTGCGGTGAATGGCGAGGCTTATCGCCGCAACTTCGACGCCATCTTCCGCAAGCCATATCCCGAATGGATATGCGACGAGTGCGGCCGGTTGCACGGTAAGCGTCCCGAGGGCAATCCGTATGGCGCCACCTACCACATCGGCGAGTGCGGCGTATGCGGCACCGGCGGCGTGGACGTGACCGAGCCGCGTGACTTTGGGCATCTCAAGGAAGGATGGGACAAATGACATCCGCCATCCTCATCGCAGTTGTCGGCTTCATGTATTTCGCCGTCGCCATCGACCAAGCGTTTATCCAGCACAACTTTTGGAACGGCATCATCTGGTTCGGCTACGCGGTCGCCCAGATCGGCCTCTGGCATGTCACCGTTCAGCCCTGATTTATGGAGAAGTATAAAATCATGTCCCCCGAAATTGAAGCAATCGACCAAGAGATCATGCGGTTGAAGAACCTGCGCGCATCCATGGTCGCCAAAGCGGCCAAGAAGAAAGCCGACGCCTTGTGCGCGGAGATGCGCAAGCGCAAGAGCAAATGAATTTCAAAGCGACAGCATCGAGTATTGCGGCGTCAGGAGGCATTCGCCCCGATAGTCACATAACCGCTCGTCCCGTAACCGCAATAAAAGCGGGGCCTGTCGCCCATTCTTTGACCGGGCAGCGCAGTTACCGGATGAGCAGCAGTGAAGCAGGGCTTCGACCTGCCACATCGAGGTCGGGAGGCGGATACGGTTTATGGCCAGCAGCGGCCCCTTTGCAAACGCTGCCCCACTACCGCCGCAACCTTGGCAACCCGTGCGTTGAAAAGGTGTGGCCACACCGTTCCCGGCACTCTTTCCTATGATCTCCTTCTTCCCAGACCGCGAGCGCGTCTACGTCAAAGGCAAGGACGTTGCTTGCCGCACATTACTCTACTGCAAGAACGGCGGCGGCGAGAACGACTACGTCACGCTGATCCGCGAGGACAATGGTGAATGGTTCACCGCCCGCATCGACCAGATCGTTTCGGCGCCGAATCCGACGTTGGACATACAGGAGGCAGCGGAGTGAGCGGCCTCGCATTTACGCAGAACACGCGAGACGAAGTGCGTCTAATTAACGGCGACGGAGCGATTGCTGGAGCTCTTGCGGCGGAATCCGGCATGAAGCAACAAAACTATATTGCCATTCCGCTCCAAGAAGTCGGCAAGCGCACGGGTATCAGCACAAGCGACCCAAGGGCTGGCATAGGAATAGGGAAAGACGGAGACGTAATGTTCACAATGCAGGCCGGGGCACAGCACGCCGTCGCCTTTGCCAACCGCACACGGAACGGCGTCAAGGTCCCAGAAGTAATGCCAGACGGGATCACGCCCGCGCTTACCAATCCCGGCAACGGGGGAAGATCAGATGCAATCAATGTTATGGCATTCCAACCCGGCAACCTAGTTCGTCGTGCTGGCTCAGATCCCAGCAACGAGTCATTCCCGACATTAGGTGCGACCATGCAAGGAGATCAGGCCCCGCATGTCGCACAACCAATGGCCGTCCGCCGCCTTACGCCCCGCGAATGCGAAAGGCTTCAAGGCTTCAGCGACGACCACACGCTGATCCCTTGGCGCGGCAAACCGGCAGACCAATGCCCAGACGGGCCACGCTACAAGGCCCTTGGCAACAGCATGGCCGTGCCCTGCATGGCGTGGATCGGCAAGCGCATCGCCGCACAGGAGATGTTTCCGCTGCGCTACCTCTCCGTGTGTAGCGGCATCGAGGCGGCATCCGTTGCGTGGGAACCGCTTGGCTGGCAGCCCGCCGCATTTTCCGAAGTAGAGAAGTTTCCGTCCGCCGTGCTCGCCCACCATTGGCCGGACGTTCCGAATCTGGGCGACATGACACAATATGAACAATGGAAAGAATTGGGAGCAATCGACCTTCTGGTCGGAGGAACGCCATGCCAGTCCTTTAGTGTCGCCGGCTTGCGACAAGGACTCCGAGATCCACGCGGCGGGCTCATGCTTACATACCTTGAGATCGCTAGAAGTTTCAGACCTAGATGGCTTGTCTGGGAAAACGTCCCCGGCGTCTTGTCTTCTCACGGAGGAAGGGATTTTGGAGCCTTCCTTGGGGCGCTGGGGGCATTGGGGTATGGGTGGGCCTACCGAGTCTTGGACGCTCAGTGGTTCGGAGTGGCCCAGCGCCGTCGCCGTGTGTTCGTTGTCGCAAACCTTGGAGACGGGGCCGCTGCCGCAAAGGTTTTATTTGAGCGCGAAAGCGTGTGCCGGAATCCTGCGCCGAGCAGAGAAGCGGGGGAAGGAGCTTCCGTTGATGTTGCACCGGGCCTTACAGCAAGTGGCAGAGGGGTTGAACGAACCGGAGAATCAAGAGGTCAAGATCCCGTTGTAGCGGTGTGGCCCAAGCCTATTGCTGATACGCTTACACACAGTTTCGCAGACAAACAGGGCCTTGAAGATCAGCACGTCAACGGCGGGTGCGGACTCTTCGTTGCCGACATCGCTCATGCTGTAACCGCACGCGATAGCAAGCACCCCAACGTATCCGGCGGCCAGCTCAACATTGTTGCTACCCGCGATTCGCTTTTTTCATAGAGCGACAGCACACAACACACAACAACCGCACACATGATCGACACCGACCAAGCCGACCATGAGACGTTCTTGAAGCATCTGGACGCCTCGCATGACGCCGTCTGGTGCGCGGCCCGCTGGCTGCAAAACAAGGGACATCATGTTGTTGTCACGCCGACGACCAAGAGCAAGACGCACGGCGAGTGGAAGCAGCACGCGGATTCCGGCGACCTGTATTTGCAGCAACGGATCGAGGTCAAGAAACGCGGCATCGACTTCACCGGCGCCGGCGACTGGCCGCATGGCGACAAGTTTATCGTCTGCTCACGGCACAGCTACGACCTCGCCCGCCCGAAGCCGTATGCGTGGATCATCTTGAACAAGGCCAAGACCCACGCCGCCATTGTCAAAGCCGAGAGCCGTGAACGCTGGGTGGTCGAGAAGCGCACGGACAGCCGCTACCTCAATTACACGCAGGAGTTTTACTTTTGCCCGCTGGACTGCGTGACGTGGGTGAACCTCGCAGACCAATGAACACTTGCGCAAAGGAGAACAGAGGACGCGTAACAATGGCCCGTAGGGGGCCGTGCGCAACGCAATGCCTCTGCCAATGCGCGGTGGCGGCACTTGGGGGTGCTGCCACCACCTTTTCACGATGAGCGCCAAACAAAAGTCCGCTGCCAGCCGCTTCACGCCGACCGCCCATCCGGTGATGAAGCTCCCGCCCAAGGAGACATTGCTCGCCTTGGGACCGGAGAAGGGTTGGGACTTGTTGATGAAGCGCGAGGAGCTGATCCTCAAAGAGAAAGTCGACCCCTTCCGCTACGGCTACCGGCCGAAGAACTGGAAGAAGGCGAGCGAACTCTTGGAGACGCATCGGGAACTGCTCGTCATGGGCGGCAACCGCTCGGGCAAGACGGAATGGGCGGCGAGCGAAGTGGTCCGCCGGCTATGGGAGAAGCGGCAATCAGTCGCATGGTGTTTCCAGACCACGGCGCCCAACAGCATCGAGATGCAGCAGCCCCGCGTGTTCAAGTATCTCCCCGGCGAATGGCGCACGGCGCGCAAGGGCACTGTCACCAATATCACCTACTCGGTCAAAGGCGGCTTCACCGAGAGCAAGTTCGTCGCCCCCAACGGCAGCCAATGCGTCTTTCGTAATTACGCGCAGGACATCAGCACGATTGAAGGCGGCGAGATTGATATAGCTTGGTGCGACGAGTTGGTGCCTATCGACTTTCTGGAAACCCTGCGCTTCCGTCTACTCGACCGCAACGGCGTCCTCATCGTCACCTTCACGCCGATTGAAGGCTACAGTCCGGTGGTCAAAGACTACCTCACCGGCGCCCGCACGGTGGAAGCGGTCGATGCCGAGCTGCTTCCAAAGTTCAAGGACGACAAGGGCGAGAAGATCCTCACAGGCTATGACCAAGTGCCCATCGTGCAGCTTGGCCGCAAGGACCGCCCGATCATTTACTTTCACACCAAGGACAATCCGTGGGCCGGTTGGGAGCGCATGCAGACCGAGCTGCGCAACGAGACCAAAGAGAAGATCCTCTGCCGCGCCTATGGCGTCCCTACCCGCTCGATCAACAACCGCTTCCCGCTGTTCAACGACCGCATCCACGTCATCAAGCACGACTGGATTCCGACCACCGGCACCCGCTACCACTTTGTTGATCCCTGCTCTGGCCGTAACTGGGCGATGATCTGGGCGATCTTTGATTCGGCCAACCGCTGTTTCATCTACCGCGAGTGGCCCTGCCCTGACGAATACGTCGAAGGTGTTGGCTATCCCGGCATGTGGGCAGAGCCGGACGGCAAGAAGGCAGACGGGCGCCAAGGGCCGGCGCAGAAAGACTTCGGCTTCGGGCTAGAGCGATATGTCGAAGAGATCCGCCGCGTGGAGAACGGCGAGAAGATATTTGAGCGGTGGATGGACAGCCGCTACGGCAACGCACAGACCTTGGCCAAAGAGCGGCCGACCACGTTGATTGAGGAGATGGGCGAGCTAGGCATGGACTTCCAAGCAACCCCCGGCGACACCATTGACGAAGGTGTCTCCATGATTAACTCATGGCTGCATTACGACAGGGACAAGCCTCTCAGCGCGCTCAACCAACCGAAGCTCTACATCTCCGAGCAGTGCAAAAACACCATCTACTGTCTCAAGGAATGGACGGGCCAAGATTCTTCCAAGGGGGCGTCAAAGGACTTTCCTGACTTGGTTCGCTATTTATGTCTTTCCGGCGTCAACAACGTCGAAGGCGACATCCTCATGGCCCGAGGAGGCGGGAGTTACTAATGGACGCACCGATCATCGTGGCCTACGGCGGCGGCACAAACAGCACTGCTATGCTATGCGGCTTCCGCGAGCGCGGCATCCGTCCATCGCTTATCCTCTTTGCCGACACCGGCGGCGAACTGCCGCACACCTACGAGCATCTGCGCGTCATGTCCGAGAAGTGCCAAGAGTGGTTTGGCCTGCCGATTGAGACGGTCTTTAAGACTTACAAGGGAGAACAGACATCGCTGGAGGGCGATTGCCTGCGAAACGAAACGCTGCCGTCCCTTGCCTATGGCTTCAAGGCTTGCTCAATGAAATACAAGGTCGAGCCGCAAAACAA